TTTCTATATCAAAGAATAGTATTTTCATATTATTAAAACGGACTCGCTCCGCTGTTGGTTGTTATTGTTTTGTCTTTGAATACATCCTCACTCTCTGTGTACCTACCGCTATCTTGATTATAAAATAATGTAGATGCCAGTCCAGTCTCACCTGAGAATCTATTCTTTAAGACTCTTACTTTTGTTTCGTTATTGTTTTCTTTTTGTTGATTTCTCTCTAGTCCTAGTACCATATCACTAAGTTGTGGTATAGAATGACTACCTCTAAGGTCTGATAATCTAGTTACTCCACCCTCTTCATGTCCTCCACCATTCGGTGGTCTTCTAAGGTGTGATACTAACACCATTCCACATCCAGTCTCCTCTACTAAGCTTCGTAGTTGTGTCATCGTATTATCAATTAACCTTCGTTCATCATCTCCTTGAATACCACTAACCACAATAGATAGATGGTCAAGGAATATCCACTTACAACCTAATCCTTTGCACAGGTATCGTATCTTACTTAACAAGTTATCACTCTCCGTACTGCCGAAGTGGTCATAGGTATAGAAGTTCTTGTTACCCATAGTCTCATCGAATGCTTTGCGTAACTCCTCCTCCTTCAGATCATTCTCTAGGTGCAGTGGTTTGTTAAGATGAATGCCCATGATACCAAGTGCGGTCCTTCTTACTGATTCTTCCAGTGCTATATAACCTACAGTTTCTCCTAGACCTAAGAGGTGGTGACAAACTTCACGACAGAACAAGGACTTCCCAATCCCTGAACCAGCACAAAGTGTCACCAACTCTCCTCGTCTTATACCGTGTGTCATATCATTCAAAGAAGCATACGGATAAGGTTGTGACTCAGAAGTATCCTCCTTTATCACAGCTTGCCATATATCTTCTCCTCCCACTATCCCATCAGGTCTGTATTCCCTCGCTTGCCATAAGCAATTCACCAACTCCTCGCTACGCTTTGCCACTAACATATCATTAGCATCCTTTAGTGGCAGTTCTGCAATGTGTGCTTTACCAGGAGTCAAGAGTGCTGCACATTTTGCTGCTCCATCTCGTCCTGGATCATCGTTATCAAAACAGAAGATTACCTTTTCAAAGGATTCCAACCAATCAATTGCTTGACTGACATACTTCTTTGCTCCACCTGCTCCGTTAGGTACACTAACCACAGCCCACTTGTTTCCGAAAGCTTGACTAACACTTAACGCATCAATCTCCCCTTCACATACTACTACTCTTCTTCCACCACTACTCCAAAGGTGCTGTCCGTATAAGCCATACAGCTCTCCTTTGATAGAAAAAGTTTTGTTAGCGAATCGTAGTTTCTGTGCGACAAGTGCTCCGTTCCTACTCTTATAGTTAGCGATGTGTACTGGTTCTCCGTTGTGAGTTCCAATGTGATACCCCCACTTCTGACAAGTCTCTTTAGTTAAACTCCTTCTAGCTACTTCTTGTGGTTTGCCTTGTATAAATGCGGTATCGTTGGTTGTTGGTATAGTCATAGTTTGTTGTCTGCCTCGACTGTATGAATTACAGCTGAAACACATTGTGCTTCCGTCTTCGTTGACGGCAAGAGCGTCACTCGATCCACACTTTGCACACTGCTGATGCGTTCTAGTGAAAGCCATGATTTTGGTACTTGTTTATGTGCATATAATATTCCTTTCTTTTCGCACCACATTGCATAGGTAGTCTTACTTCCTTTACGAATCTTGTTGTAAGCGTTTTGAAATAACAACCTAATGTCTAGATCAGGATGTTGTTCTTTGATTAACAAATGCTTAGACCTATCCTCCGTGACCCACCTCCCCTTGGTTTCAATGATGATCCCGTTGGGGAGGATGAAGTCAGGAGTGTAAGTGCTAAGTCGCTTGTACTCAATAACTAACGATTCGTAAGTGTACTTTATACCACAGCGTCTTAGTTGTGATGCTATTCTCTCTTCAAATCCAGACCTAAAAGTCTGCTTTGATAATGTCCTCTTCTTCTTCTTCCGCATCAAGAGCTTGGTCAAGGGTTTCACCTCCGTTAACATATCCTCCTTCAACCTCAGTGAAGCCAAAGGATTCTGCTGCTTGACTGGATAGTTCTCCGTCTGCCAACTCGATTACTTGTACAGCTAGTAACTCCAATGATACACCTACTCCCAGTAAAGGAGAGAACCAAGTTTTAGGACGGACATTTAAACGAACCTTTGATCCACCTCTTATCATTACTGCTTTGTCCCAAGGATTACCTTTGGAATCAAACAGACCTAATGATCTAGTGTACTCACTGCCATCCTTACGCTTACCATTCACTGGTTTCAACTTAGATTTTAATACATAAGTATCTCCTTCTAATTGAATAGGTAACTCATAAGTCTTTACCTTTTTACCGCTCTCTTCTGCTTGTTCCTTTTGTTTCTTTTCAAGAATAGGTTCTACCTTTTTAATAATAGCTTCACCTTCTTGTTTCGTTAGTATTATATTACAGCTATACTCTCCTTCTGGTACGAACTTTGTACTCGGTGTGTTAACCCAAGGGTACTGAGCAGTCCCTATAGCTGTCGTTATTGCTTCTTCTCTCTGTCTCGATTTTATCGCCATTTGTTTTTATGTTTTATCTATTATGAGAATATATACTGGCAGTCGTTAAGTGCCGACACATCTAATGTGCCAAGTTCTGGGCTGTCTTCCAGTTTACAATCTCGTTGTGCTTCAACCTCATCCTTGAACTTGTTAATAAGGTCATCGCTAAAATGTTCTGTGTAAATCTCTCTTAATTGTTGGTGCATTTTCGGTGCGTGTGGGCTGTGCGTTGCAAAGCTGTCATGTATACTTGCTAAAGAATAATCACTTTTGCAAGCTAATTCCATCATCACACTTGAGTCTAGGCTGTGGATGTAGTTGGGAACAATAGCTCTAGCCATTCTCCTACTGCTTATTCCTTTCTGTCTGTTGTTAAAATTAAGAATAGTATTTTGCATATTAAGAATGCTGTTCACTTTAACTATTGTTTGATCATACAACGCTTGTACAATTTCCAATCCAAAAGGTGTAGTCCAAGACAAAGGTTCTTCGGTCCTTGCTATTCTTTTAAACCACTTCATCAAGTTTAAATGTGGTTCAATAAGAGCGTTCGCTTTGTCGTTAATTAAAGAAGCTAGGTATATCATAGCCTCATTAAAATCCTCCTTACTGAACGGACTACCTAGTCCCTCCTTCAATCGTTTAACAACAGCATCTTCCAGTGCATCCTTACTCGTGTATCCATTCATTCCAAAAGGTTTACACATCACTATCTTCTTCGTAAAACTACGATCTATTCCAAACTTTAACCAGTCACCTGCCAAGCTGTTCTTACTTTTGTCTTTCATCAGTACCTCGTGTACTTGATCAGCTACTTCCTGGTATATATCTTGTGGTCTTTGGTCAGGTAAAAGATTAACGTGGTAGCCAGAGTCTTCATCCCTTGTTAACAAAGATAGAATCTGTATCCCGTTACAACTAGCGTCCATGTGACAAGGTAACCTAGTTTTAAATCCCCATCCGTGCTCCTTAAACTCGGCAAATTCAAAACAAAAATGTATGAAAGCCCAAGGATCACTCGCTGTCTGCCACCAGTCATACTCGCAAGGGTCATTAGCACATTCAAGGATTAACTTTTCTTTCTGCTCGATCCAAGCTAATCGTTTCTCATAACTTCCCTTTACTCCAAAGACATTAGCTCCGTGTACACGTAACCATCTGCTGTCTTCATTGTTATTAATCGCTACTCCTTCAGCAAACTGCAAAGCACTCCTTCCAAAGTCACAAGATTGTGGGTTAACATAGCTGGGTATGGCATACACTCGTCCTCGATAATCCATTTGATATGGAAAGTAGAACTTATCTAAGTCAGCGTATCGTTTAGCTACATTAAGTATCTTTAAACACCTCATTCGCTTTCCGTTACTGCGTAAGTTAAACTCATAGATATCTTTTTGCTTACGCTTCCATTCACTGAATGCTTCAGGGTCTGTCTCTGCTAGTTTAGGTACACTGTCCATCGGTTCTAGCAACTCACTCTTCTCCATTCCTCCTATAGACATATCCTTAGACCAAGCCCAGTTCATTAAGTTCAACATCTTAGGATTGATCTTCCAAGCTACTCGTTGCAGTCGGTTAAGAGGTTCATAAGCTACGGACAAGTCCCGATGTTTTATACCATCGTTGTTCTTGATCTTCATGATAGGTAGAGTAGGCAGTCCTTCAGAATTATATCCTCCTCCGTAGTTAGAAACCCAATCAATAGGTGGTTCGGGTGTGGCTAAGTAGAACGGACGGATAACCTCACAATTTTCATCGTATTTATTAACCCAAGCGTACAAGTCTTTATTAGGAGCTATGATCTTACGCTTAACTTTATTGTACGAGTGCTTAATCTTTACATGGAACAAGTTAGTGTGCATCCGTATCAACTCGATCAACCAACTGCCCAACATTACCTTGTTCCGTTGACTCCAAAGTTCAAACCTTTGATACCTTCCTTGTTTGTGATACTTCCTTTCTTTATCCCAGAATTTATTAACGAATCTATTCCTTGTAAGTACATCCTTTTGATCGTGTTTTAATAACAACCAATCACTATTATTGACGTGCTCTTTAAAGTAACGGACACGTACTTCATCTTCCAACGCTTTAGCCACTTGAAAGGAAGCTTCAGATATAAAAGGTTCACTTGGTAGAATATCAAACAATACTTTAACTCCTAGAAAAGCTACCACACTGGGTTCTAAATCCCATATAAAAGGTAGCCAGATAGGTACAGGTGCGTTCGGTCTTAAGTTATCTTCAAAGAATTTATTTACAGCTCGTTCGATAGGTACGTGTACTTCCCTTCCTAACTTTTTATAAGCAGGTAATTCAGAATTATATCCTTGTGCTTTGTATATCTCTTGGGCTTTTCTATATCGAGCTTTACCCCATTGAATCATTACACCTTCTAAAGCTTTATCCATTGTTCAACTTTGTTTTATGTTCGTTGTATAAGTTTATCTTTTCAATAGCTTCCTTTCTTCCGAAGTGAAAGTCATGGAAAGCTTTAGGACGGACACGTAATTCTTTTGTTCTGATAATCTCTCCGTATTTATTGTAACCTAGTTGTGTGTTACTCCAAAACTTTTCAAAACCTTCCGCTACTTCTGAAGCAAATGATTTACTAAGGACCTCGTTGCAATCGTACTCTTCTAGGCTACTCATTGTCTTTTTCTTCTAAGCTATCTAAAATATCTTGTTCCTTTTTGGCTTTAGCTAGGGTCATAGAATCAATAGGTTCAAATCCAGCTTTCCAGTTCATCTCATCTATATCATCTTGGTTTATATCTAAGAAGCTGTCTAAGGGTTCTAGTGACCAGTATTTATTCTCCATTGTTGTACTCCTCCAGTAGATGTTGAAGGCTAATGTAAAGGTCAAAGTATTTATGGTTGGGATCAAGCACTCCTTTAAAGTGCTCGGTCATTATGTAGTGCATGGTTTCTTCGATCATAGTATTCTTTCGGGATGGTTTAACTGGACTCGTATGTACTCACCATTCTCGTCTTCGTCTAGGTCAGCAATACAATACTCATCTGTTTTGACTATATTCTCAGCTAATATCTCAAAGTTAAGGTTCAATTCTACTATATCGTTTCCGTTATAATCTTCTAGTTTTATTCTTGTTATCATGTTTTTTATTGGTTGGTTTAGGTATTTAAAATCTTTAGGTGTTATTTCGGTTCTCATAGCTCTTCTTCGTAATAAGTTTTACCATCATGTCTTTCGTTTGTCGCTATGTGTCCAATGTGGTTTACATAGTGGTGAGGTGGACAATAACAAAAGGTATCATCTACATTAATTACTGACCATATCTGATCATCATCAAAACCTTGGTCTTTAGCATCTTGCCAGTTATCAAAGTAATCGCCATTCGGTTTTCTAATTTCCTCAAAAGGGAACTCTTTAATTATAGTATTCATAATTTTATTGTTGGTTGATTGTCTAATGCATCCTTCTATCGTGGAGTATCTCATCAAGGTTCATTATATAGAAAGCCAAGGCTGATCAAGACGATAAGGGCGAACATTAAAAGCATTTCTAGGCTCATTGGGTTGCCTCCTTCGCGTGTGTAAATTTCATACCTAACATCTTTGCCAAGGTAAAGCCAGTCTTACTAGCCTCTTCTGCACTTCGTGCTTCCACCTCGCTAATAGCTCGTTGTTTAACAATGCCACTCGGTAAGGTATGGTCAGCGTAAAGCTGATAGTTCCTTAATGGCTTTCTGTGTTTCTTTCTTATTTTCATATTAGTTGGTTTCAAATTGTTCAAAGATACTATCGAATGCGTTTTGAAATCTATAATCTAATCTCTCTTCTCA